ACTTCTCCGTTAAATTCACCTGCATACTCTAATGAAGCAACCATAAATGCACCAGTATATGTTCCAAAATCAGGAATGATTACCTGAAAGTTAGAAAATGATGCTGCGTTCATTTTGCCTTTTAGTGTAGTTTCACTCGCTGAATCAGTGAAAACACCACTGCCTGAAATAGACATTGAGTGAATACCACCATCTGCAAGTAGTTCTCTGTTACCTGATGAATCTTTGTTGGTTACGTCAACAGCTTCATCATTTAGAGTAATTGATGTTGAACGAAGCCCACCTATAGTTGTAAAACTTTCAGGCGATGCTCCATCTCCGACTTTGAGCAAGAGTGATGCTCCTTTTTGTGCTGCCATATTATTCTCCTATGTTTAGCTAGTACCTAATATAATTGCACGAAATCGCATGACTCCATGTCTTGTTACCCCATCTGGGTCTATCATTATATCACTGAACTCAAATCTAAGGTTTATTAGATTAAATCCAGTAACACTTAAACTAACATCATGCAATAAAGTATGGATTCTGTCCATAATATTCTTGGTTTCCTTACTACCTTTATATTGCGACCAAACGTGTATATTTATGGTTGTTTCACCACCATCCAAGTCCTTAGTGCTGTAATCTACTGTTGTTTCTTCACCAATTACGACTAATGGGTAGGTATCTGCTAGAAGTGGTTCATCTACGACTGTTGCACCATTAGTGCTTGTAAGTGTGTTATCACTACTTAAACGTGTATAGATAGCACTTTGTAATGCAAATTGTCCTAAACTCAATCTACTACCCCTTCTTTTTTAAATATATCTAATATTTTCTTTTTGTTTTTCTGTAAAGCAGGTTGCATAAATGGTCTTGCCATTATGTTAGTTGTACCAAATTCTAAATGCTTTGCGTATGGTGCTGATGCGATTATCTGACCAACAACTTTATCTTCTTGTAGTTTTACTTCTGTTGTAATTTGACTAGCTAAGAAACCTGTATCACTTGCAGGTGGCTCTCCTGCCCTTGATGCTTGGTGTGTTCTTCTTGGTTCGTACTTTTCATACACACGACCTGACTTACCACCTCTTAGTATTGATTCTACTGCTGTATTACGCACTAAATTTGTACTTCTAAATACTGCACGTTTTACGTTTTTCTCAGCACCTTCTTTAAGGGTTTTTTTGAGTTTTTTGTTAAACTGTTCAAGGTTTGCAATTTTAAACATTAGATCGCTTCCCCTTCTGTGCATTGGAGAACCCAATATCTATCCCTTTCATCAATATTTCTAGCAACCTTGATATTAAAGTTACGTGATTCGTATTGTATTCGGTAATCTGTGCCTAGATCATCTCTGTAGCGTATTGTAATCTCATGTGTGACACTTTCTTGTACTTTCCCTTGTCTGTACTTCTCTGAGCCTGAAACTGGCTTTATATCTGCCCACAGTTCTTTTAAGGTTGTATAGGTTTGGGATACACCACCCCCTGCATCACGTGTTGAGGTTGGCTTTTGCAACTTTACCTTGTGTCGCATTCTGCCAATACTGGTAGCCATTATCCTACCGCTAGTAAGCTAGATGTACCTAGTGCTTTGTGAACTACGTATGGTGCGTATAAAGATTTAAGTAAAGGTGGTATCGGTGCTGATGCTTCGTACATATCACCCCTATGCTCATACATATAAGCGATATGTTGCAAGATACCCATTCGGATAGGTTCAGGAATACTATATTGGCTTGAATATCCTGCAACATAAACTACTTTAATCGCATTGGCTACTCTCAATGCTGTGGGGAATGTTTCACCTTGTCTAAGAACAACCCTAGCAGGTTCTCTCGCACTGTCTACGTAATACTTAGAAGCTGCCATTGTGGTTTCTGTATCTGAGTCATTAAACGTGCTTACAGACGTTACAGAAGTCACAGGTGGTCTAGCTAAGATGATGTAATTCTTATAGTAGTTTAGGTATGGACCAGTTTTGACACCTTCCCACAAAGGGTCTGCCATTTCATCATAGGCATCAACAAACATAGTGTAAGTAGTCTGCATTAGCGTTCTACCCATATGTTCTTCTGCAAAACGTCTTGCAGTTTCTATAAATGGTCTAAGTAATCTCTCGTCTGTGGAATCTTCTATGCGTAAGTATTCTTTTACTTCTTGTAGGGTTACTGGCTCTTGTGTCGGCTCAGTTGTGATTGTAAGTCCTGCCATTAGAATAACCTCTCTAATATGTAGATACCAATGATCGTACCGTATAAGCCAATAATCATGCCTTCCATACGAACAAATCGCTTAGAGCCTGACTCCATGCGTTTTTCTATGTTTTCATAACGAATTGCACAAATTTGTTCATGCAACTCTAAAGCACTGACATTAGTTGGATTTTTTGCTGTTTCCTTCGTCTTTTGGCTCTTCTTCTTTTGCATCTAAAGTACCTTGCAATAGTGCAAACTGTTCAGCTTTCTGTTTTTGTAAGCCTTCAACCAAAACACTTTGCTTAATTAAAGCATCATTGTTGTTGGCTAATAAACCATCAATTACAGCAAGTTTGTTATACATTTGCACTTGTTCTTCGTTGAAATCACTTACATTGTAAGTTTTGTCGTCAATAACAAGCGTTCTCTCGTCTTTATTAGCTTCTGCCATAGATTTCTCCTATATAAAAATAATTAGTCTACCATATTATGAATTACTTGCGATATATGCTTTACCTGTTGTAATAGCATCTGCACAAGTTGTCTTTTTACTATTAGATGATCCAACTATATTGGGCGTTTCGTTTGTGCCATCATAAGCCAAGATAATTTCTAAATGGTCAACATTACGTTGTACCACATCATTAATTTGTTCTTGATTAAAATCACTAGGTACATGTTCTGATTCTGAACCGTTTGTATTTATGTCATTAATAAGTGTTACAGAATCAAGTGCTACTGATAAAACTTCTGCTACAGTTTGATTTGACATATTTATTCTCCTTTAAGTGTATTTATTTCGTTTTGTAAGCTATCACATTTAGCTGATAACTCTTTGACTGCATTTACCAAATACCAAGTAATATTGTCTACATCTACAGTTTTTACTCCTGTTGATTCTGTTATGACCATTTCAGGTAAAATGTCTTCTAATTCTTGTGCTATGACTCCTAATTGTATGCCTTCTTTTTTGATAGCAGCGTGACTTGGGACTTCGGTTATTTCATCTTCTGTTCGGTATTCAAAGTTTCTTACTTGTATGTTGTTTATTTTTTCTAAACCTATATTAAAGTCTACAATATTCTTTTTAATTCTTCTATCAGAAGTGTATGACCAAGTGGTTGAGTTATTACCTTGATAAACTCCACCACCATTAGGGTCAATAAAGCCTGTATTAGCTCCTTTAGTTGCTGAGTTTCTTGTACCAATCCATATAGCATTATTATGTGTACCACCGAGATATCCTTGAAAGCCTATGAAAACTGTGGTGTTTTGAAATGTTAAATTATAACCAGCATCTTTACCAATACAAACATTTCTATAACCAGTAGTTGCATTATTACCTGCATCAGCACCTATAAGAACATTTTCATATCCTGTTGTTACATTATCACCTATGTTTTTTCCTATAAAAACATTACCAGTAGCAGACGTGCAACTTTTACCTGAATCATGACCTATTGATACATTGCTGTGTCCTGTCAAAGCTGCTGACCATAAAGCTCTACCAACTGCAACATTTTGATAACCAGTTGTAGCGTTTTCCATAGCGTTTGTACCAACTGCGGTATTGACTGAGCCTGTGGTTAAATCTCTGAGAGCTTTATATCCAAGAGCAGTATTATTAGTATCAGTAGAAGATGTAACATCGTGTAAATACAAGGCTTCCAATCCTACTGCAACGCACCTGTCAGCTAAAGTACTACTTGACATTGCTCTAAAGCCAATAGCAGTATTACTGTTTCCTGTTGTATTAGCTCTTAATGCTGTATGACCAACTGCTGTATTGTATGGACCAGTTGTAGAATTCAGTAGTGCTTGAAAACCAACTGCTGTGCCATAGTTACCTGTAGTGTTATTAGATAAAGCACTCTCTCCTACTGCTACATTTGAACCACCAGTAGTATTGTAATACATAGCATATGTTCCTACTGCAACATTGTCTGAACCGCTTGTATTAGTAATTAAGGTGTCTTTACCTAACCCTGTATTTTTTACACCTGTAGTATTAGCAAGTAAAGAAGAAGTACCAACTGCCACATTTTGTTCCCCTGATGTATTTGCTGTTAATGCTGCAAAACCAATAGCAGTATTATTATCACCTGAGGTTAGCGCAGCAAAAACATCTACACCTAAACCTAAATTATAATTAGCTGCATCTAT